AATGCGATGCGAGAGTACCAGCGGCAAAGGCAAATACTCTCGCGTTTCCTTTGTTGCGTACCCGTATACTGTGCCTTGGTCACCTGCGCCGACAGATCCGTAAGGATCGCATATGCCGTTTCGTGCTTCAATTGCCGTATCCACACCGGCTGCGATATCCGGACTCTGTCGATGAACGAATACGAACACAGTAAACTTCCAAGGATTATACCCGACCTCGCGCAGGACATTCCGCACGATAAACCGAATATCCACTTTTTCGCTACAGGTGATTTCGCCCGCTACGATAATTTTGCCCTTAGTCGCCATAACCTCGCAAGCTACACGAGAAGCTCTGTCCTTTCTGAGACAAGCATCCAAGATGTTGTCGGCAATCAGATCGCAGAGCTTATCCGGATGCCCTTTGCATACACTTTCTGCTGTTTTGTAAGTTGTCATTTCACATTCCTCCGTTTATTATAGTGCGCCCCGACGGGCATTGAGCAACTTTTCCATTGCATCGTCTTGAGGTGTTACACCGCGATATTCTGTTGTGCAGTTTTCCCGTACCACCTGATAAATCTGGAACCAGATGTTGTTGGCTTGCTTCATGAAATTTTGAGACATTGAAACATAGGGGGACGGAATAGCATTGCCGGTGGTGGGGTGCTTAGCAAGGAAGCCAAACTCGCTGATTGCCTGCTCGCACTGGATCCACCGAGCCACGCTTTGTGCATATTGCTCGATAAGCTGAGTAGTTACTAACTGTGCGCACCCTCGCTCCTTGAGCCATTGCCATGTATTGTTGAAAATTTCTGCCGCCAGTGTTGTGGAACCGTCTTTCTGTTTCGCAGTAAGATAGCCTCTTGGTTTTGGCATTGATTCTCCGGTAAGCTCCGTCATGTCTGTAAAGTCCATGATGGTCAACTTTCGATTACCAGGATTGCCATCTAAAATTTTGTCGGCGAGGGCTTTCTTTTTTTGCCCTGAGCCGATTCTTGCACCACCTCTGTTGGTGCCGTCTTTTGCCATATTCATCACACTCCTTGTCCAGTGGGGGATATTAGCCGTTTGAAACTGCGATTTCTCACGCGAAGCCCCACGCCGCTGTCCGCTTTCAATAGCTTTAGAGGTCTGACCGCCCCCACCTGTCGCCGCTCTCTGCAGTAATGCGTGAGTGACACGACTTGCACAGCGACATGAGATTACTCACATCATTTGTTCCTCCGTGACTGAGCGGGAGAATATGGTGTACCTCTTCAGCGGGGGTTAAGCGATCAGCTTTTTTACACTCCTCACATAGCGGGTGTGCCTTGATGTAACGGTCGCGTATGCGTTTCCATGCACGACCATATCTTTTGTTGGTTTCAGGCTCGCGCTGGAAATGATTATAGTGGCGCGTTGCCTGCCGTTGATGTTCCACACAATACAAATCATCCGTCAGTTTTGGACAACTGGGGTATCGACACGGCCGCTTTGGTTTCTTTGGCATAGGGTCACCTCCTTGGGCATAACAAAAGCCCCGGGGGATTTTCCCTCGAGGCTCTGCTTTATTCTGGTTTCCTAAGTATATACTATCACAAAGGAGTACATGACAAACAGTGACATTTACTGCTGAGTTAGCGGAACTGTAATGTTTTCTATTGCTTCATCGTGAAGTCGGTATACATGGCGCACATTATAGCCCATGTCAACAGCTATCTGCTCCCAAGTCTTGAAGCAGAGGTAGCGCAGCTCCAGAAGCGTCTGATGCTCTGTGTTATCCACGGTTTTGATGAGCCTAACCATCTCGCGCTTCAGATCAACGAGCCGATTGATGTCACGGTTGATTTCCGCTTGCAGGTCGATAATCTTTGCCACAGCATCGGCCATCGTTGATGTACTACGATTTGGATTGCGAGGCATGCCCGTTAGGGTGTAGGTGCATTTCGTAGCCAGTTCATTTAGCGAAGCAATCTGCTCCAGCTTGGAATTTATACGCTGGTCGAGCCTGTATGCCTGCCCGAGATATGCTTTAACAGTCATGCCGTCACCTCAGCTTTTAGCTTGGTGATGAGCATTTTCGGATCGATGCTCGTCAGCACCCCAAACCAGCCGGAACGGAAGAATTGTTCAATATGTCTGCGCTCATACTGCGCTGAACGGTTGTTGGGATTTATAGAAAGAGTACGCAACGCCTTGCGGTAATCTTTGACCGCCTGAAGAATGATGGCGTTAGCCAGATTATTATAATTGTCAATCATATGTGACACGCTCCTAAACTTTATTTTTTGAAAAAGCAGTGTCGCATTGTTAGCATTGTATATGTAAAGCACGGATGCGTTGTTTTCATAATCATTGCAGGGAGCCGTTAATAACAGCTCGCACCTCGTCAACCGAACGGACTACCGAAGCGGTGCCGCCACAGGCGAGGATTTTATGAATAGTTGCCTCTTGCAGTTTTGTTGTTTTGCCGACCGGTGTTTTTACTTCAAATGCGTAAAACTTGCCATCAATACAGGCAATGATATCCGGGATACCCGCTGTGCCGTATATTCCGCCATGCTCTTTCCAAGCGAAGCACTTCGGCACGGTTTTTAAATAGCGAAGGATTTTAGATACGATTTCTTTTTCAGACACATGATCCTCCTTGTAACTTATTTGCAGCTTGTAACCTCGTAACCTGAAAATATATAGGTGTGCATATATTTACACGCACACACGCGCACGCGCTATGGAGGTTTTTGCTCTTGCGTGTATACCCTTAATTTTAGAAGTTACAAAGTTACAAAAGATAAGAAAAATCAAATTGTGCTTGTATATAGCGGTTTTTGGGCGTAACTTTTCTTGTAACTTTTCCTCTTCGGGAAGTTGCGTTTTGGCCTGTGAGGTTACATTTACACTGTTCATAGCGGTTCTATCTCTGTGATCTCAAAGCCGGACACATCACATCGAGCCTTCAACAGCTCATAATTGAGTGTCCAAACACGCCGATTTTCTGATCCGATGCGTTTTTGCACATTGCTTTCAAGAAAATAATCCGAGTGAGCCAGCTGCTTTTTGAATTGTGCGTAGGTCAGTGTTTCGCCGATAACGGCGTAATCCTTGCGGTATTTGGTATATTTGTCGTATACGGGGTTGAGCCGAAGCGCCAACACGGTGTCACCATCGCAGAGGGTGTATTCACTTTTTGGATCCAGCCCCATGCGCGACATGATTTCAAGCGTCTGCTCGACCACGCTTTTATTGCTCAAGCCGCCATCAAGCAAATATTCCTTTGCCGCAAATTCGATGTACTTTGTGCAGCGTTCAAGGTTATGTGGGAGTGCCTCATGCCAAGTAAGACCGAGCGACTTGCATAGCTTTTCGAGTAGCCGCAAACCGGTTACCATACAGGCAAGGTTATTAACGATTCGCGACGGAAGCTCCTTGCTGAAGCATCCAAGCGCTTCCTCATACCATGAATAACATTCGTTTACTGTTGTTTTCAGTGCGATATTCAATAAACTATGCCCGAAGCTACCAAGCATATCGGCACATCGGCATAACTCTTGAAAAGTCGTACGATATCCTACGGGTTTCAGGTCTTTCTTGGAAAATAAAAGCTCGATGCTGCGTTCCCTGATTGCAGCTTCATCTGCCGATTCCTCACCGGCGACCACAAGCGGGGCGAGAAGCTCATAACTCACAATGCTTTGGTCGGCGCGTCCGCGAATACCTTCTTGACCATCATAGCTGTTACGAAAATGGTTCAGCAGCGCATCAAGTCGATATTTGTCAATCTTTGACGGCTTGAATTCATCCAGTGCCATCGGAATGACATTAGAGGATGCCGCGTCTTTCATCAGAGTGAATGCCGTCGTCTGGCCGGCTGCGATGATTTTTGCTCTTGAAAAGACGGGCATAATAACCCGCTCCAGCGTATTGCTTTTACCGCTGCCTGCTTCGCCGATGAGCATAAGATGAGGAAACTTCACATTCTTCTTTCGCAGATGCTCTTTTATGAAGCAACCACATATCCATGCTAATATTGAAGTCGTTTTTGCAGGTTCGTTGTATGACATCAGTCTTTCACCTAATTTCTGAAGCTGGGTCGCTGTTAAAGGCTTTGCTGACAGAATACTACTGTCAATGCTGCGGTACTTTTCGAGCTGAATGATGTTATCGACATCTGTACCGTTCGCGTCAACCGCACCGTCCATAGAAACAAATATCATCTTTTTTTCATGCTCGTAGATACCCATAGCCTTAACACCTTTTTTTACATGCCAGTCTAATTCGGAGATATATGCTTTGAGCAGTTCTAAATCACCATCAGAGCCGGTGTAGCTTAGAGCAATGGTGCGCTTGTTGAGCGCATTTTTGAATTTCTGCTGGTTGGCAAAATCCGTTGTCATGAAGGTCAACCGGTATGTCTCACCGCGCACGGTTACGAGGTCAGCAGTCAGTTGTGTTTCCTCATCGGCAACAATCATTTCAACCGGTATAAACACGAAGTTTGTAAGCAGATAGATGTTGTCGTTTCTCTTGCGGTAATATTGTCCTTTATACTCAAATACAGCTGCGTCACCGCCGGGAGCGTATACATCTTCGGTGATGTCACAGGCCTTTGACAGCGTTTCTTCACCATAGGTTGCTCCGCTGGCATGATGCCGCGTGTCCCATTTTTCACGGAACAGGCCGCTTTGCCGAAAGAGCCTATCCATCTGCTCCTTGTTCTTTCCAGACCAGAACGCCAACTTGCAGCAAAGTGCCATGTCCGCTTCGGACTGACTGGCGTAGTTCTCTTGCCACTCACCTTCCCAGAGCTTCGTAAATGCCTCGCCGTTTTCGGCATTCTTTGCAAGCTCTAAAAGGTCATCGTCTGTAAGCTGAACGGGTGTATTCTTTTGCAACTTTTTCTTTTTGCTTTTGGGAGGGCGGATATATGTTTCGTGAATCCATTTAAGCGTTCCGTTATCCTCGGCGACGGTATTAATAGCACAGTCAAGCTTATTACCTGTCATGGTGAAGTAGCGGGTATGCTCGTACATTTCCACGCCGGTCTTGGTATTCTTGTTGCCGGTACCGGGTATTTTGCCTTTATAAAAAAGATGAACGCCGGTGCCAGAGGGCGAAAACTCCATGTATGTTGGTTGCCTTGCGATAATAGCCTTTGCCGTATCGTTAAATGTCCTTGTTTCGGGGTCATAACAATGATCTATGTCTACGCCTACAAAATCATCGTCCTTAGAGAACATAAAGCCCACACCCGTAAAACCATAACGCTCCACTGCGTCGACGGCAGTTGCATAATCCGTCCATGTCGCCGGGTTATTAGATGCAGCACCCTTGCCTGATACCGGGTTAAACGGCATCTTTTTATCCTTGCCGCCATCCTTATCGGGGATGAGCCGCCAGTTGACCCATTGCTTTCGTTCCATCAGCTCTTTTGGATAGGTCATATTGTTTTCACCTCACAGTCTTCCGTAAAATACCGAATCAGCATGTTGTGTTTCTTCGCTTTGCGTATTTCGTAGCTCATGCCTTCGGATACGGTATCACCAAAAACCCACAACTCCTGGCATTTTCCGAGCAGGACACGCCCGAAGAAAAGACCGAGCTTACGGCTGTCCGGATCGTGCTCATCCATAAACTGCGGGTAGAGCAGATGCGGTGCGACAGGAATTGCATATTGCTCTACAGCGAAGCGACAATAGTTTTTTGTGCGCTCGGTATTTGCTTTTATATCTCCGGCAAATGGTGAACAAATGAATACAAGAGGGCGGTATCCTGTACCATAGCGGCGTTTTAGCTCATCGCGCAGTACCATGCGCATGGCTTGGTATGTCGTTGGGTCGTAATAACCTTCAGAATTATATTTATCTATCCACATCACACACCCTCCATTTCAACCAGATCGCCGAAATTCGTGCCGTATGCGGCCTCAGCGATGTTCGGCACATCGAAATCAGTAAAGGGTTGTTCTTCCATACATGCTTTAACAAAATAGACTGCTTCATCGAGCTTGTCAGCTGGGATTTCAAACACCAACTCATCGTGGATTTGTAAAAAAGGTTTAAGCCACGGGCGTTCTTTCAAGCCGGCAGCAATGCGTCCCATTGCCAGCTTGATGATATCGGCGGCAGTGCCTTGAATTGGGGTGTTCATAGCGCAGCGTTCCGCAAAAGAACGCTTGCTCCAGTCGGTAGAAAGGATGCCGACAATATACCTGCGGCGGCCGAGCCATGTCTCTGCATATAGCGTAATGGCGGCTCGTTTTTTTGTTTCGTCCTGCCATTCGGTCAAGCGCGGATAGCCGTTCTTCAGGTTGTCGATGATCCCTGCACATTGTTCCTTGGACATATCGAGCCCCGCCTTGAATTTAAGCGTTTTTTGCAGCCCGCTTGGAAATAGCCCGTAAAACACACCGAAGTTGCAGTTTTTTGCGATAGTACGACGCTCCTTGTAATGCGGTTCATTCTTATCCGCCGCCGTTTCGAACGGAATACGGAAAATGACCGAGGTAGTAGCTGCATGAATATCACCTCCGGTTCGATAGGTTTGAAGCATCCGCTCATCACGGCAATAGAAAGCACCGACGCGTAATTCTATCTGGGAGAAATCTAATGAGACAATCAAGCTGCCCTCAGGTGCTACGATAAAATTGCGCACACCAACCGGGTCGTTATCTTTGCGAGGACAGTTCTGTAAGTTCGGGTTGCGCGAGGCAAAACGCCCTGTCTCTGTACCTAGGGGCATGAGGTCGGGATGAATTCTCCCTGTCGCCGTATTGATATGTGTTAAGTACCCGTCAATGTAGGTGCTTTTGAGTTTTCCCCATTTACGGTATTCCTGTACCAGTTCAAACAGGCGAACAAGCTCCGGACGCTTATCTCGGCAGTAGTCGGTGAGCATTATCATTGTTGCATCGTCCGTTGCCTCCTGATGTTTTTCTGTTGTTTTCAATACCGGAAGACCAAGGTCACTGAAGAGGTACCTCTTGAAAGCTGATGTAGATGCATTTGCGCCGATGTCCACGCCGTCTGTCATCTCGGCGATTTCAGTACGGAGGGCAGTAAGCTTTTCCTCGGCTTCCTTTTGTCTTTTCAGCATTGTCTCCACATCCATAGGAACACCGTTATACTTCATAATCCCA